GCTCACTATTGGATACAAGAGATAAAAACCGATTTAAAAAACCTAAGAGATGAAAATTAAAGATGAGTACATTGGAGCTAAGATCTCCCACAAAGGTAACAGGATTACTTTAGATGCTAATAGATATGATTACTTTGTATCTATAGGATTAGGCTATATGTTTGAAGAGCCTACAGTATCTGAGCCTAAGGTAGTGAAGTATAAAGCAGTCAAAGGACCAATACCTGAGCCTGAAGTAACTGAGGAGGATGGCACAGAAGCAGAGTAGCATATCATTCGCTAGAAAGCCTAAGGTAAAAAGACCAGGTGTTCATGCTAAGAGTAAGACCTCTAAGCTGAAGTCAAGTAAGAATTATAAGAAACTTTATACACGACAAGGAAATGGGTAGAACAAAATTAATAGAGACTCCTGAGAAACTTATGGAGATATTTGAGGAGTATAGAGCTTATACTCTAGCTAATCCTAGACATAAATGGGTGCTATCACAAAAGACTGCAGAGATGGTGGCAGAGCCTTTGAGAGTACCTTTGACTAATGAGGGCTTTGAGATATTCTGCTATAAGAACTACTCAGATTGTCATCATTATTTTGATAACACTGATAATAGATATTCTGAGTATAGGACTATCTGTTCGTACATAAAGAGAGAAATCAGAAACGACCAAATCAGTGGAGGTATGGTAGGACAGTTTAATCCATCCATCACTCAGAGACTAAACAACCTAACCGAGAAATCAGACATCACTACCAATGGCAAGGACATCTCTGAAATCAAGGTGAACATCATTACTAGTGCAAAGGATTGAAATGATGTGTCAAGCTGTTGAGGCTTACATCTATTCTAAGAAAGGAGTAGTAGTAAAGATAAACAGGATAGCAATTATCAGTGATAGTAGGCAGATGGAGATGCTAGCCTATGCTTATGCTTATGCCAATGGAGATAGATAGTACAGTTATATTTCAAAAGAACTATGCAGCTCTCACTGATCCTGCACTAAGATTCATTATCAATGAGGGAGGCTCAAGGTCATCTAAGACCTATTCTCTTTGTCAGATGCTAATAGTCTACTGCTATCAGAATAAGAATAAGGTAGTGTCAATCATTCGTAAGACATTCCCTGCACTGAGAGCTACAGTCATGAGGGACTTTCTAGAGATCATGAAGAGCATGGATATCTATGAGGTGACCAATCACAACAAGTCAGAGCATATCTACTCATTCCCTAATGGATCTATAGTGGAGTTCTTTAGTGTAGATGATGAGCAGAAGATAAGAGGTAGGAAGAGAGATGTGGCATGGTGTAATGAGGCTAATGAGTTATTCTATGATGACTTTACTCAGCTGAACATGAGAACAGAAGACAAACTAATCTTTGACTACAATCCCTCTGAGTCATCATCCTGGCTCTATGACCTACCAACTGAGGAGAGCATACTGATTAAGTCTACCTATAAAGATAATCCATTCCTACCTGATAGCATCAAGAAGCAGATAGAGGACTTGAAGAGAACTGATGAGGCAATGTATCAGATATATGCTCTAGGGGAGAAAGCTATCTCTAAGAGTAACATCTATTCTAATTGGACATTCATAGCTCACAGACCTGTTAAGTTCGTAAAGTATGTAATGGGCTTAGACTTTGGATACAATCACCCTACAGCTCTAGTCAGAGTGTACTACTGTGACAATGACATCTTCATTGAGAAGATTATCTATGAGAGCTACCTCACCACTACTCAGCTGATAGAGAAGATGGATAGCTTGAATGTGGATAAGCATATAGAGATCATGGCTGACTACTCTAGACCTGAGATAATTGCCGAGATGAATACTGCAGGCTATGATGTGCATAATGCTAACAAGGTAGTTAAGAAAGGCATAGATAACATTAAGACCTTTGGAGTATTTTGTCAGGAGGATAAGCAGATAATGAAAGAGTATGAGAACTATAAGTGGAAGAAGATAGGTGATCAGATTATGGATGAGCCTGTCAAATTATATGATGATGCTATGGATGCTATCCGATATGCTACTACCTACATAAGGCAGGAGTATTATACTGATGACTCTTACTATGCGTTCTAAACAAAAACCTATCCTAATGTAATATAGTTATGAGTGATACATTAAAAGAAATAGCAGATAATCTAGGAGTGACTACAATCAATGGTAGCTACCTTAATGGCATAGCTGATTACTATGGAGTGGACCTAGCTACCTCTACTGATTTAATGAAAGATTTATTAACTGCAGTAGGAGGTGATCCATCTACATCTACTGACTATCTCCAGGACATAGTGAAAGAGTTAGGTCAAGATACTACAGTCAATGCAAATTGGATGGAGGCATGGCTACTAGCTACCACAGGTCCTGTATTTAGTGATGACAGAATCACTGAGATAGGAGATAGCAGATTCACTGAGGATAGCTTGTATGAAAGAGTAACACAATAAATAAATATATATAATGGCAAATAAAAAGATTAGTCAATTAACAGCAAAGGGTACAGCATTAGCTGCTACTGACTTAGTAGAGATTAGTGAGAGTGATGGTGCAGGTGGCTATGTAACAAAGTCAGTGACAGGTGCAAATGTAAAGAGTGGATTACAAGCTACTCTAGTAAGTGCTACTAACATAAAGACTATTAACAGTAATACTATTTTAGGTAGTGGTAATTTGGTGATAGCAGGAGGGCAGATAGTACCCGCAGTATCTAATACAATAGGTACAACTATTACAGGCTTAACTAATGCTATATCAGATTCATTCTTATTACCTGCTAATACTTTTAGTAGTAATTGTCAAATTGAACTACAATGGTATCCATCTAGGATTGTAGGTACATCAGGTACGACACAGGGATTAGTATATATCAATAGTACTAACTCACTTACAGGAGCTACTCTAGTGGCTACAGGTATTAATCTTTCAAATACAGGAGTGAGTAATATCACTTGTAGAAGAACTATACAGGTAAGGAGTAATGTAGGAACTTTAATGTCTACAACAAATCAGGCAAGTAGTGATTTTAGCACAACTCAACCAACAGAAAACTTACCATTTAACAACTCATCAGATATATATTTTCTATTTGTTATGAATAACTTAACAAATGTTTTACTACAATCTCGTAATGTAGGATATAGATTAGTAGGATATAACTTATAATAATAAAGCAATGAGCAATATAAAAACAAGCGAGGGTAAAATAACCTTTAATAAGACAGAGTATGTATTACAGAACTTTACTAATGATTCAGGTGAGTCAGTTAGCTATGCTATAGTATCAGATAGTCAAGTGCATATAGGAACTGATAAAGGGATTATATTATTTGACCTGTCATGTACTATTAATAAAGAGACATTTACTGATATTAATTTATTTACTGCAGCACTTTACTAACACCTAGATAAGATGGCTACTACTATAATAGCACAGCCTCAGGTACTGATGCCTGCTTACAATCCTATTAAGTATATCATAGATAATACTAATAAGAATGAGCCTGGCTTTAGATATATCTTCACCATCTATCCTGCTGCAGGATCTCACATCCCTGCAAATGTAGTAGCTCAATATAGAGTGCTACCTGTATTCAGTACAGGCTATGGTGAGCAGGATATAAGTAGGCTAATGCAATCATTAGTGACATGGAACTTTGCACCAGGTCAAGTCAATGAGTCATGGTATCTATATGATATAGACTTAGGGTATGAGTTTATAGATAACATAGATTATACCTCAGCTCTTACAATAGATGGATTGAATACTAACATCGCTTATACAGCTCATGGCTTTCAAGTAGGTGATCAGGTAGTAATAGTGCAGGCAGATGGTGGAGTAGCTAATCCTGCACTTGAGGGATTACATACTGTAATATATGCTGCTGCTAATGACTTTACTGTCAATGTACTTTGGACTACTATTGGTGATCCTGATATTAATGGTAATGTAAGCTATGCTGATCAGAGAAAGACTCAAGTATTAGATGATGAGCTTATAGAGGACCAGGAGGTATTTAATGGAGCTTATAGCTTAGGCATCTATGCTCAGGGATCATTCCCATCTGCAGCATATTTAGGCACACTAGATCCTAGCTATGCACTAACATCTCTCACTAATCCAAATGACTCATTTGCTGTAGCTGCATCTATTACAGATAATATCTTCTATCTGATGTGCAGGGTATATAGTGGAGTAGAGTACATATTGCAGTATTATGATAGTCAAGGCAATGCGATAGGACAGGATAGCCCTTATAATCCTACAGATGGTTTATATAATTTCCCTGTTAATACAGCTACTCATTCTATTACTGAGGATTTCTATATAACAATTAAAGCTAATGATGTAGCAGGTACTGAGTTTGAATACTACTTTAGCTATGACAATAGATGTGCTATCAATGAAGATATATTATACTACTTAGATAGAATGGGATCATGGCAATCTTTTAACTTTCAGCTAAAGACCTATGAGAAAGGACAGATAAGTAGAGAGATGTATAATCAGCATGTAGATGGACAGGTGACTGATGGTCAATGGGTGTATAGCCCTGATGCTATGGGTAGCAAAACATATAATATCAATGTATCTAATACCTTAGACTTGAATACTAATTGGATGGACCAATACAATGCTAATAGATTTCAAGAGCTACTGACATCTCCTCAAGTATTCTATTACAATGGCACTGACACTAGAGCTTGCACTATAGAGGCTACATCTTTTGAGAACTTTAGACAGCGAAATAAGAATCTAATTAAGCAATCAGTAACTATTAAGCTAGCTCTTAATACTCCTATCAATGGTTAGGATACAACTTAGCACAGGCTACCTAGATGTTAAAGAGGGTACATCATTCCCTCTGAACTTTAGTGTAGGGGATATCAGAGATATATCTAAGAGAACAGGTAACTTTAGTAAGACCATTACTCTAGTAGGTAATAACAATAACAATACTTTACTCAATCACTACTATGATGTAAACATTCAAGCTGGCACTTTTAATATTAATCAGCTCACTAGCTGTGATGTTATACAGGATGGTATCCCTGTTATGACTAATGCAACTCTTCAGCTCATTAACATTAAGAAGTCACAGCTCACCTCAGCCTATGAGCAGATGGTGGAGTATGAGGTATTGATTAAAGAGGATAGAGGTACATTCTTTACTGACATCTCTAATAAGTATTTGAGTGACTTAGATTTCTCAGACTTAGATCATGTAGTAGATGCACCTGCTGTAATTGCTAGCTTTAATAATACTGTAGCAGATGGCTATAAATATGTGATGCCATTTAACATAGACAATCAGTATCAATTAAATTGGTTTAAACCTGGCATCTATGCACAGACTTACTTTGATAGAATCTTTGCTAGCTCAGGATACTCATATACTTGGGATGGACTAGCAGCTGCTAACTTTGATAAGCTACTGATACCTTATAATGGTGATCAGAATATAGTAGATTGGAATGATTATAAAGTAGAGGTAGAGAATAGTGGTCAAACTTTGACTGCTACTCAGACTACTAGTGCCTCTTGGCAAGCATCTCAAGTAGGAGCTACTATGAATGTCACTACAGGATGGACTGAGATATCAGATCCTGCAGGTATATATGATGCTACCAATGGAGAGTACACTACTCCTCAATGGACTAATAATGCAGCAGGTCAATTCTATGAGTATTCAGCTAGGATTACAGGTACTGTTAGTCTTATACCTAGCAGTAACTCTACTACAAATTATATTAACTACTATGTAAAGCTAGGAGCTAGGATAGCAAATAATGGAAATTTTAGTGTAAGATGTACTCCTATATTTTTTGATGGTACAGGTAACATATCTACTCCTACTAATATAGGTAGCTTTGACAATATACTAACATTTCAAGGTGCATTTAATGCTGTAGATCAGTTAGGTATAGACTATGCAGATATACAGCTATTAGTATTAGGAGTAGATGCTGTAGCTGCTGATGTAAATGGTGAGGATATACCTGGTCCTTATGGTAACTTTGTGCCTATGTGGCAGATAGTATCCTCACCATTAGCAGGACCATTCACAGCTCCTGAGATTGAGGTAGATGTAACAACTCTAGAGCTTACTATCAGACCATCTGATAACATCCCATTGAACAGTGGTGATGTGTTTATGAATACATTTGTACCTGAGAAGATTAAGCAGTCAGATTTTATTAAGAGTGTATTTATGATGTATAATCTATATGCTACTCCTGATATTGAGAATGAGAATAACCTAATACTAATCGCTAGAGATGAGTACTATGATTCAGGTAAGGCAGTAGATTGGACCAACCTACTAATGAAAGACAAAGAGCAGTCTATTATCTTTATCCCTGAGCTTAATAATAAGAAACTAAGACTAAGCTATAAAGCAGATACTGACTCACCTAATACAGTCTATACTGATGTCACTAGAGAAATCTATGGACAAGTAGAGGTAACCTTTGAGAATGAGTATGTAAAGGATATAGATGTCAAAGAGCTTATCTTTTCACCTACACCTGTACAGCCTACAGAGTTCGGTGCATTCCTACCATTACTCAATGGTGCAGCTCCTAAGACTAATATAAGAATACTATTTGATAATGGACAGGTAACTGCTCAGGAGGCTTTTATACTTTCAAGCTATGATAACAATTTAACTACAGGTGGAGTCTATCCCTACCTCTCACACTTTGGAGGAGCTGATCCATTCAATCCTACCTTTGATATTAACTTTGCACCTTGTCAATACTATTACTATCAGGTAACTCAGAACACTAATAACAATCTATACAATAGTTATTGGAGGAGAACAGTAGCACAGATAAATGGAGGTAAGCTATTGACTGCCTACTTTTATCTTAGAGAGACTGACATCCAATACATGGAGCTGAATGATAAGATAAGGATAGACAATTCATGGTGGAGTATTAATAAGATTATAGATTATAATGCTAATGACTCATCACCTACCAAAGTAGAGCTGATTAGCTTAGAGACTGAGATAGATCTACCTAGCTTTGCAGGTGGACCTGATACTCCTGTAGGACCAGGTAATGGTACTCAGATTAATAGTATCATGAATACTTATAGGAGTACTACTAATGTCACTACTAATAACACTGATGCTCTAATCTTTGGCTCAGGTAACATAGTGACTGATGGAGTGAGAGGGATAGTAGTAGGAGATTATCAGGCTTTGACTAGTGATGGTATAGCTACTACTAATCTTACAGTGACTAATACTCTCAATGGTAGAGCAGTCAGTGACATCCTACCTACCTACACTAAGTACATAGCTTTGATTAGTCAGAGTAGTACTGCAGCACCTACAGTCATAGAGCTAGAGAATACAATAGGACCAATAGTATGGACTCGTACAGCAGTAGGAACTTATCTAGGTACACTAGCAGGAGTATTTACTGTAGGTAAGACTTATGCTATGATTAGTAATGTAGAGCCTAATGGTGTAGTAAGGATAGAGACAGCATTAAATTATATTCAGATAATTACTACTAACCTGCATGATCCTACTGCAGTATTGCATGACAATCACCTTAAAGATAACACCCTAGAAATCAGAGTATATGAATGAAGTAGTAATACCCCTTAAGATACAGGGCATAGCTCAGATGAAAGCTGAGTTAAGAGAATTAAAAGGTGAGTTAGCTAATGCTACTGATCCTGCACAAATGGCTGCACTTGCTCAACAGGCAGGTGTACTTACTGATAAGATTAAGGATACTAATGAGGCAGTTAAAGTATTTGCATCAGGCTCTAAGTTTGAACAGGTAAGCAATGGACTAGGAGGGATACAAAGCTCATTGATGTCATTGGACTTTGAAGAGGCAGCAGAGAAGTCTAAGGTATTTGCTACAGCATTAGGTACTATTGGTAAGGCTGATATAGCTAAATCAATAAGTGGTATCACTAGTATGTTAGGCACACTATCAAAAGCATTTATAAAGTTAGGAGTAACTATCTTAATGAATCCTATATTTTTAATAGTAGCTGCAGTAGTAGCCATTATAGCTGTAGTGGCTTTAGTACTCAAATCCTTTGGAGTCTTAGATGATGTAATGAATGCAATGATGATGCCTATCAATGCTGTTATTAATGGCTTTAAAGCACTTACAGATTGGCTAGGTATATCATCTCATGCTGCTGATGACAATGCAGAAAAAGTAAAAGCAGCTAATGAGAAAGCTGCAGCATCTTATGAGAGAACACAGAATAGTGCTATTCAATCTATAGATAGACAAATCAATGAGGCTAAGTCTTTAGGTAAAAGTACTTTTGATTTAGAGTTACAGAAAACATATATTGTACAATTTTATGCTAAGCAAAGACAAGAGGGTCTTAGACAAGAGTTAGCTGCTCAATATGCTAGAGGAGCTAATGCTAGTAAAGCTGAAATCCAGGCACTAAAAGATAAGCTAGAGGTAGAGAATCAATTAATACTAAACGCTGTATCTAGTAGGAAAGTCATGTATAATACTCAGTACATGGATGGCTTAAAGAAAGACAAAAAAGGTGATGTAAAAATTGAAGAGCCTAAGCCATTTAAAGAACCTAAACAACCTAATCCTCCTAAACAACCTAAGCAAAAAGATACAGGAGGAGAAGAGATACAGAAAGAAATTGACAAAGCTAGACAGGCTAATCTAGATGCTACACTAGATGCTATCACTGTAGAGAAAAATGCTGTAGAGGCAAAGTATGCTGAGCTAATAGCTAAGGCTGTAAAGTATAAGAAAGATACTAGTGAGCTTGAGATATTGAGAATGAATGAGATTAATAATATTAATCTAAAAGATGCTGAGGCTAAGCAGAAAGTTATAGATGAGGCTAAGGAGAAAGCTAAAGAAGATGCTGCAGCTGCTATTAAATTAGAGGATGAGAAGTACTTAGAGATTCAGAGACTTACTGCAGCTAATGAGCAGGATAAAGTTAAGCAGTTAATACTTACTGCAGATTATGAGAAAGCAGTTTTATTAGCAGCATTTGATGAGAAAGTAGCTTTATTAAAAGAGGGAGATCCATTACTAAAACAACTTAAGACTGAACTAGAGACTAGTCTAGCTGATATCACTAAAGATGCTAAAGATAAAGAACTAGCTATTGTCAAAGAGACAGAGGAGAAAAAAAGAGCAGAGCAGTTAAAGACTGCAGATGCAGCTCTAGATTATGCAGGTCAATCTCTTTCAGCTATTGAGGGTATCACTAACCTGGCTATGGAGAATAAACTTAAGAAAGTTAAGAAAGGTAGTAAAGAGGAGGAGGCACTACTTAGAAAACAATTCCAACTTAATAAGTCAATGCAGTTAGCAGGTGCAATAGTAGATGCAGGTAAAGCTATTACAGCATCCCTAGCATCCTCACCAATAGCTATAGGTCCTGTACCTAATCCTGCAGGTATAGCATCACTAGCATTTGCTGCAGTTACATCAGCAACTAACATAGCTAAGATAGCATCTACTACATTTACATCAGGTACAGCTCCTAGCACTAATACTCCTACACCATCTACTACAGCAGTAGCACCATCAGGAGGACCTAGTCTATTTGGTCAAGCTAATACAGGTAGTCAAGTGAATGCAGGAGGTGGCTCTAATAACATAACAGTGACAGCAGTAGTATCTGAGACTGAGATAACAGCATCACAGAATCATATTAATAACATACAAAATAATTCAGTATTATGATAAGCTATCAATCCATAGTAGATAAGATTGTCACATTTTATGACAATCACCTGCAAGTTAAAAAGGTAGGCTCAGACTTTAAAGAGCAAATGGTGAACTTTGCTACTAAGGATGAGAAGTATCCACTAGTATATGTAGTACCTACAGGAGTTACTCCTTATCAGAATGTCTCTATCTTTAATTTAGAGATATATTGCTTTGATATTATTCAGATGGATAGAGCTAACATCACTACTATCTTATCAGATACTCAGCAGATACTCCAGGATCTATATCTAGAATTTACATTCTCAGATGACTATGACTTTGATATAGATGGACAGCCTATCTTTATACCATTGAATAATGATCTATTAGACTATGCTGCAGGGTGGCAGATGAATTTATCAGTAGTGATTCCATCATGGACCAACTGTCCTATCCCTAAAAAAATATATACAGCTTATAGTCAGGCGATAGATCCTGAAACTTTTAATTCAAACAGTATAATTTTCTTTTGTAATGGAGTACAGTGGGATGTTCAAACAGGTCTTTATTCAGGTAATATGTTTGATTTTGTAGCTATGTGTAATGCTAATGCTCAAGACTCTGACTTTACTCAATACGGTACATACTTTGATAATGGAGATAACAGGGTAAGATTAGAGATGCCTTATCATGTGTATAATACTTTTTGTCCTAATGGAGAAGTGACTATGCAAATAGAACAAATTTAATACTTAGTATAATATAGTTATGGCATATAACATTAAGTACAGGATGAGAAATAGGATGGCTAACATCCTTAAGAAAGTTATTAGAGAGAATGGTCTAGTAGATACAGGTACTCTAGTAGACTCAGTACGAATCAATGCAGAGATAACAGATAAGTCAAATCTTAGAATACAAATTCTTGCAGCTTATTACTTTGGCTTTCTTAATAATGGCACTATTAGTATAGCACCTTATGATCTAGTCTATAAATTTAATGTAGCATTATATGATGCAGATATATACTCTGAAATCTTTGCAGAGTACACTGAATACTTACTGAATACTTATCCTATCTTAGATGCTGTTAATATAGTAGAAAGAGGTCAGGATGTATTCTTTGATTTCTTACCTTTATTCGGTGACTTTACAGGTACATTAGATTACTAGTCTAAAGTTTTTTTCATTCCTAAGATATTAAAGACTAACACTACAGGCATCTCTAAGATACTATTGAACTTACTTAAGTCATCATTGCATAGAGCCATGATAGTAGATTCCCATGCGAACTTTTGCTTTTGCTGTTCTCTCTTCTGCTCTTTGATCTCATCAGCATCCTCAAGCACCTCGTCATCAGGTACTACATCTGATAGTAGATTAGTGTAGGTATTAGTAAAGTTCTCTCTATACTTTAGATACTCAGGTATCAATCCATAAACATCAGTGATAGGGTAATCTAAATACCAATCTAATCTATCTCTAGGGCTATAGTCATAAGGCTCTATAATGTCATCACCATAAACATTCTTAGATGTCCTCCTGTACAGTAATGCTAAGATATGGCAGAAATGGTCTAGGTAGTTATTAGAGAAGTAATGCTCTAGGTCTATAAACTCACCTAGTGATAGTTTAGAATAAGGCTTAAGCACATACTTATCTATCTTATTCTTATACCTCCTAGATGGCTCTGACTGTATCCATTTAATCTGCTCAGTCAATTTACCTAGCTCATCTATATCTAGGTCCTCAAAGTCAGAGATATTGCTATCTGTTAAAGCAGAAAGTACATCAATCTGATAGTTAAACATTCCATCCTCACTGCTCAGACTCCTCAGCTCCAGGAACTGAGATACTGATATCTGACTCCACTGCTTTGGTAGTTTGTGATTGTGCATGGCTAGTGATTTTGTTAGTTACAAAGGTAAGGTAAGGGATAGAGATATCTGCTTTGAGCTTGCTGAATAGTTTACTTTTGTGTTTAAGATGTGCAGGATCATAATGCTCAGTATTAGTCAAGTCAGTTCGTTTGAACATAAGAGCCATAATGTCTGATATATATTCTTTATTATCTTTCTTAACAATCTTTTCAACAATCCTACTATCTTTCACTGAGAGCTTCATCTCAGCCTTATAAGTATATCCCTCTAGCTCTATCTCTTCTACTGTATCTTTATGAGTATAGTTATTATTATTAAACTCCTTAACATTAGCTAAGAACAGGTCAAAGTCCACATCCATCTCATCCTCTGTAATGCCTAAGTACTCAAAGACTTTACAGTGTTTCTCAAGAGTATCATACTCTTCATTATTATGGATAGCAGATATCTTTTGGAACTGCTCTAATGTTAATTCATCCATCTTAGATGGGATTTCTTTGCCGAATAATTCTATCATAGTTTTAATTTTTGAACAAATATAAAAAAAATATAATATAGTTATGACAAAAGATATACCAATCTATAAAATAACAATAGATCCTGAGTATTCAGATGGTGAAGAGTTAGGTATAGAGCAGATAGCTTTCACCTCAACTCCTGCTATTGTTACTAAAGGGATGGCATTTAGTGAGAACAAAAAATTGTTTTTCTCAGATGACTTGAAGTATAGAGTAGTAGCTCCTGCCATGATCCCTATGGAGATATATAGGAATGATGAGAATGATGAGGAGTATTATGTACAATTTACAGCTGAGACTATTGAGCAGATACATTCTAAATTTATGCAGGACCTATCTAATAGAAATGTCTTTAACCTAGAGCATGATACTGATAAGACAGTTCCTGCTTATGTACTTGAGGCATGGATAGTAGAAGATCCTAAGAAAGATAAAGCCTACTCAAGCTATGGTATTGAAGTACCTAAAGGCACATTAATGGTAACAGCTCAGGTAACTGATAAAGAGTACTATAATGAGCTAGTAAAGAATGAGCAGATAGGTTTCTCAATAGAGGGATTTCTAGGCTTAAAACTAAGTAATCAATTAAATAATAAATATAGTATGAAGTTACCTGATGGAGAACATCTAATCGAGGGTAAGATCTACATCGTTGTTGATGGAGAAGTTACTGAGATAAAAGATGCACCTGTTGTTGAAGAAGAAGCAATGACAGAAGAGATTGCACTAGAGACAGTAGTAGAAGAAGAAGTAGTTACAGAGACACCTGCCACAGAAGAGATGGCTATAGATCCTGCTGCTGATGCTGAAGCTATACTAGCTATAGTACAACCTGTAATTGATGAGCAAATCAATGCTATTATAGCAATGATAGCTGATTTAAGAAATCACATGGAGGAAGTAATGTCTGAAGGTGAGGAAGTGGTAGAAGTAGAAGCTACTAAATTATCACAGCATGATAAATTTAGTATGGTAAGTAAATTTTTAAACAATAACTAATAAATAAAAAACAAAAAAAATGAGTAGAAAATTAAAATTTGACTTGGACATTGATGCATCTGCATTATTACAAGCTAACAGTGAGGCATTTTATAGCCGAGCTTATTTGAATGAGGAAGTAGTAGACAACTATCGTACACTACCAGGAGTAAAGTATAAGACTAAAATCTCTAATGTAGTATTTGGTCAAGTTTTACAAGCTGAGAACTGTGGATGGAACTCTTCAACTGACGAACTTGCATCTGTAGAGATTGATGTATGTGGATTATCAGCTATGGCTGAGATTTGTCAATTCCAATTAGAGCAGTCTTTTGTATCTTTACAAATGACTAAAGGATCTAATGGTGATTTCTCTGTAGCATCTTTCATGGATTACTATTGGAATGAGATGTCTAAGACAATCGCTGAGAACATTGAGAAATTACGATGGTCAGGTGATACTGCATCAGGTACTGCTGCTTTAGCTTTATGTGATGGATATATCAAAGGATTGGTAGCTGATTCAGCTAATGTAATTGAAGTAGGTGGAGCTACACCTCCAGCTATTACTCCTGCAAATGTACTTGAGAAATTAGCTTTAGTATATGCTGCTATCCCTCCTGCTGTAATTGCTAATCAAGAAGAGTTAAGATTCTATGTATCTTCTCCTGTAGCTACTGCTTATCGTGCTGCTGTTGCTGCATCAAACACTCAGGCTAACTTAACACAAGCTCTAGACTTTACTTACTTAGGTATTAAGATGGTATTGTGTCCAGGTATGTTAAGTCTTTCTAAGATTGTTGCATCACCTCGCCAAAATTTCATTTATGCATTTGATGCTGAGGGAGATGGTAAAGCATTACGAGCTATCAATTTAGCTGATACTGTTGCTGAGCCTGTAATCAGAACTCGTGCAAATATGAAAGTAGGATTTACTCATGTTAATGGGAATGAGATTGTATTCTACAACTCTGCATCTTAATTAACTAATTTATAAATCTAAGGGAGTGAAAGCTCCCTTTACTTAAAACTTATATTATGCCTTTAGGATGCGATGCATTAGAAACGATAACAAAATCCTGTGACAACAACACAGGTGGTATTAGAAAAATATGGTTAAATGATCAGGAGAATATCACTACTGATCCTGTTGTTGCAGTAAATGGTGAGGTAACTACATTAGCTTCATCTGTAAATTATACTGAATTTGAAATCAATAGAAATACAGGTAATTATACAGAAGAGACTGCATCAGATTTAATTAATGGCTCTACATTTGTAACTCAGACTATTACTCTTATGTTTAATAGAAGAGATGCTGCTAAGTCAGAAGCTATTAATATCTTAGCTTCAGGTCAAAGATACTTAAGTGCATTAGTATTAGATGCTAATGGATTGTATTGGTACTTTGAGAACCTACAATTAACTGCTACAGGAGAAGGATCAGGCACAGCTCGTGCTGATGGATCTAAGTACAGTGTTACACTACTTGCAGAAGCTGACCACCTAGCGTGGACAATAACTGAAGCTGCTGTAAATAATAATATTTAACCTTAACACCCTAATAATTAAAGCTCTGCATATTGTAGAGCTTTTTTTTTAAACATTTTTTGACCTTAGTATAATATAGTTATATGATATACATAAAGAAAGATGAGGTCAATCAGATAATCCTTACACTCACTGAGGTAAGTACACTGCCTACTCCTTATTATTTATTTGTTTTTCAGAATGAAATGGATAAGCTGTCTGCACCTATTACATTCTACACTGCTGATCTATCAGCTTATCCTGAAAGATTCAATCAGTTTGAGCTAGATGAGCCTGTAGATTTGGAACTAGTCAAAGGACAGTATACATACAGCATCTATGAGTCAAGTACCACACCTCCAACTATTGCTAACTCTACAGGAGTAGTGATTGAAGAGGGTAGGATGGTAGTATCAGGACCAATAGTATCATCAATTTATGAGTAATTATGGCATTAAAAGACTTTTTTAAAACAGTAAAGCATGAAATAGTAGAGGGATATCAATCATTCTCTACTCCATTCCTAAAGGTAGGAGGTGCAAATCTAACTCTACCCTATGTTAATGGTAGGAATCAGACTAATGGATACATTCCCTTTGGGCAGGATAACCTATTCCCTGAGCTACTCAATCAGATATTCTATAGCAGTCCATTACATGGCTCTATTGTAGGGTATAAAGTGAATGCAGCTGTAGGTGGTGGATTTAATATAGTGGCTGATAGACTTACTCCACAGGATAAGCTAGAGCTATATACATTAGAGAGAAAATTAAACATAAAAAAGGTAGTTCCTGCAGTAACTCAGCAACTGATACTACATAATAGAGTATATTTCAAGCTATGTTTTGATGATAAGATGAAGCTCACAAAGATAGTCAATCTATCCCCTGAGAAACTTAGAGTAAATTTAGATAGAAAGAGATACTATATCTGTGATGATTGGGCTAGTAGGATTGGAGTACAGGAGATAAGGAGATACACTCCTACCTCTAGAGACTATGAGCAACTATTTGTATATGAGGTAGAATGTATTGGACAGGATTACTATCCATTACCTCAGTACACCTCAGCACTTAACTTTGCATTCCTATCAGGTGAACTTAGCTACTTTGCTAAAAGTAATATCCAAAATTCAGTATTCCCTAGCTTTGCTATGATGTTCCCTAAAAGACCTCAGTCTGAGGAGGAGAAGAACATGATAAGAAATACTATTGATAGATTGAAAGGTGCTGCTAATGCAGGTAAAGCTGTAGCATTCTTTGCTAATTCACAGGACCAACTGCCTAAAATAGAGTCACTACCTACCAATGGTAATGATAAACTATTCCAGGAGGCATCACAGCTGAACACTGAGCAGATTTGTTTTAGTCATACCATTGATCCTATACTTATGGGAATCCGTACTACAGGATCACTAGGTAATGGCTCAGATATTAAACAGGCTTACATCATATTTGAGAAAAATGTAGTAATGCCATTGAGAGATATGGTATCTGACATCTTTAATGAGCTGTTATTCATAGCTAAGATAGATGCAGATTTCACTATCAATAACTATCAGATAATTAACGAGGCAATAGTAGAGCTTGAGGGAGATACCTCTAAGACTAATGATGCACTTAATAGTCTATCACCTTTAGTAGCTACTAAAGTACTTGAGACTATGACAGAGAATGAGATTAGAGCCTTAGCATCACTACCTCCTGTACCTGGAGGAGATAAGAGTAAAACACAAATCGCACAAACACCTATAATCTGATGCTATACTTTATAACAGAAACTTATCTAAAGAATAACACACCCATCACAGCCAATGTAGATGTAAACAATGTTACTCCCTACCTAGCTACTCAAGCTCAGCTAAGAATCATGCCTATCTTAGGCACTACATTCTATAATGACTTACTAACTAAGTACAATGATCAGACTTTAGATCCTGATGAAGAGACATTAGTAACATTCATTCAGCCTATTATAGCATGGAGAGCAGCAGAAGATGCTGTATTTGGTCTATCATTACAGCTAAAGAATAAAGGATTGCAAACTCAATTCGGAGATAACAGTGCATCTGTAGATAGAGGTACAATAGCATTCAGTATGGAACACTATGCACAGAAAGCCTCGTTTTTTGAGCAGAGATTAATTAGATACCTACTTAAGAACAGAGCTTTGTATCCTGTATTCACTAGTGATACTAACAGAGATACTGACTTAAGACCTATGATTGATGGATGTAATTGTCTATCTAATGGAATGCTGGAGTGCAATGGTCTATGTGGAGGTGCAGGAAATAATGGTTATAACAATTCAATCTTAATATTATGAATCACTCAGGAGTATTATCAGTATTAACTTTTGGCTTTGGATATCTTTCAGGTTTCTCTTTGCTATTTGCTGATCAGTTACATTTTAATTTATTAGGATGCTTACTAATATCCTACTTTACTTTTTTACTAGTATCTGAAATTGAAGAGAAAAAATGAAAGCACAATTATCCCTACTACTAATATCTATACAATCAGAACTATTGACACTTATATCTATTTGCTTTGCATTCTTTTTACCAATAAGTGGCATCCTATTAATGATTGGAGTACTAATAGTCATAGATACTTTTACAGGTATTTGGAAAGCTAAGAAATTAAAAGAGAAAATAACTAGCAGAAAGCTCTCAAGTATAATCAGCAAGCTAGCACTCTATGAGGTTACTGTGATTATGTTCTTTTTGATAGATAAATTCATACTAAATGATATCATACTTACATTCTTTAGTGTACCATTCATGCTTACTAAAGTAGTGGCATTGGTCCTAGCTAGTATAGAGGTGATGAGTATCAATGAGAATTATAAGATAGTAAAAGGTATAGACCTATGGCAGTCAATGAAACTATTATTTGCTAGAGCTAAGGATATTAATGATGACATTAAAAAGATAAAGAAATGACATACACTAGAGAACAGATAGAGGCAGCTGTAAAAGCTAAAGGATATGTATATTTTGCAGGTGCTAAAGACTATGATGTTAATATTATAGGAGTTCGTAACTCAGAACCAGGGCAAAAAGTTACTAATTTATTTGATGACAAAATAACTATATCCTATAGAGTAGATGGTCAATGGCACTACCATGAGTGGGATGCTACTACTGAGCCAGGTAAAAAAGGAGTTATGCAATTCCATAATGCTAAGGGAGTGGCTAGACTTGTACCTAATCAATATAGAGGAGTATATGCTGTATCTATGCATCAGGGTAAATATCAGGCAGTATGTCAAAGATTAGGAGATGTAACTGTATGGAGAGATAAAAATAAAAACATGACTTTTGATGAGGTTGAAACAGATACAGGTATGTTCGGAATCAATATCCATAAAGCAGGTACAGTATCTAGCTTTGTAGAAAATTGGTCAGAGGGCTGTCAGGTATTTAAAAGAGTAAAAGATTTTAATGAGTTTATGGTAATAGCTAATAGAGCTAAAGATATACATGGTAATCACTTTACTTATACCTTAATAGAATCAAATGATATTTAGACTTAGTGTAATTATCTTACTGCTTAGCTCATGCTCTGCACAATACCATCTTAATAAAGCTATTAAGAAAGGATATAAATGTGAAGAGACAGGTGATACTATCAGAATCACTACACTAGATTCTATCCCTGTTATAATTAATGATACTATAGTATGGGAAAAAATTATTAATACTAAGGATACTATCATTAAGTATAATACAGTCTATGTACCTAAGACTAGACTAGATAAGAAAATAGAATATAGACTAAAAGTAAAGACTATCTATAAAGATAGATTAGTATATAAATATAAGTATAGAGCTGAGGGACAAAAGGCAAAGTCTGAGGTAAAAAAAGTTAAGGCTCAAAGACCTAGACCTAATGGCAATCTTAGTCTATTATTTGTAGGGGTAGGCATAGGTCTACTATTATCATATCTCTTTAAATTTGCTAGAGAGAGATATATGTTCTAAGTTTACACCACTTATGGTAAGAAAAAGACTGTTTTTTGACATTGAGACATCATTCAATGTTGGTATATTTTGGCGATCAGGATATAACCTCACTATCAATCCAGGTGACATCATTCATGAGAGAGCTATTATCTGCATCTGCTATAAATGGGAGTCAGAGGATGATGTACAGTTCCTAACTTGGGATAAAAAGCAATCTGATAAGGCAATGATTAAAGCATTCCTTAAAGTTATGGCTCAAGCTGATGAAATTGTAGCTCATAATGGGGATAGATTTGACCTCAAATGGCTACGCACAAGAGCTCTATTACATGGTATTGATGTTATGTCCTCACCTAAGACTATAGATACTCTTAAATGGGCTAGAAAGTACTTTAATTTTAACTCAAATAAATTAGACTATATAGCTAAGTATTTAGGGGTAGGTCAAAAAATGGATACAGGAGGACTAGACCTGTGGAAAGATATTGTATTTAAGAAAGATCAGCAGGCAATGGATAAGATGGTGGAGTATTGTAAAATGGATGTCACTGTACTAGAAGCTGTATTCAATAAACTCAATTCCTACACTACTCCTGCTACTCATTATGCTGTAATGGAGGGAGATGAGAAGTACTGCTGTCCTGAATGCACTAACTATAATGTGAGGTATAATAAACAGGTAGTAACTGCAGGAGGCACTATCCATCATTGGATGTTATGTAAGGATTGTAGAAAGCACTATAAAATAAATAATAAAACTTACATAGAGTATTTGAAATTCAAATATAAACATTAACTTTGCATAGTTCCATAGTGTAGAAAGCAGTTGTAAGCTCCCCAGCACGCAGCTGCTTTTTTTACTTTACAGATAATGCTAAGTAAAGTTTACAAATAACGATACTTTTGTAAGATATAGTTTAAATTATCGGTAAAAATAAGACTAACTTTAGATTATGTCCCGTTTTTTAATTAATAAACTAGACTTTTTAAGGCTATAACCTTAATAATAGCAAAGTTTTTAAGGCTATAACCTGTAGCAATTCTCTCCAAGTTAGTAAGTTTCGCTGATTGCAGTCGCAATTTGCGACCTCAGTTATATGCTTTACCTTTACTCTTATACATTATAAGTAAAAATTGCCCTCGTTATGTGTTTAAGGGTGTAATTTGCCCTTAATTATATGTTTTACCTTACAACATAGGGACAATTTGTCCCCTAGTCTTATTTAGAATGATTATAAATTACACTTTTTTATTGCAGATATAAAACTTTATACTATCTTTGGCGTATAGTTATTAACAATTAAAACTTTTACACATGGACAAAGA